GACCGGCAATAACCGCTACATCAGCAACCTCTCATTCAACCAGTGGCAGGAACTTTACGGCATATGATATAATGTAGGTAGTAAAGCGCGGTCTCCGAGTCGGAGTCAGCAATTCGATTGTCATACGACCTCTCAGGGGTCGTTTTTTATCATATTAACGTGACGACGGTAAAACGGAAGGAGTCGTAATGGCTGACGAAAAAGGCAATGACGACAAGAAGAAAGAGAACACTCAGAAAAAGACTGAGGATAAAAAAACTGAAGAGGCTCACACCTTTACCCAAGAGGAGCTAGACGAAAAGATTGGCGAACGCCTAAAACGTGAACGCGAGAAATCTGAAGAAGAGTTTGACAAAAGACTCGAAAAGAAACTCGCCGACGAAAGACGCAAAGCCAAACTGTCAGCCGAGGAGAAGGAAGCCGAGAGGCGCAAAGAAGAGCAGGCCGAGATGGCCGAAAGCAAGCGCAACATCGCACTGAGGGAGAATAGAGTTGACGCTCGAGAACTCCTGCAAGAGCGGAACATTTCAGCCGACCTAGTAGACTTCGTGGTAGATGTCGATGCGGATAAAACCAAAGAAAACATCACTAGCCTCGAAAAAGCCTACAACAAAGCGGTTGAAGCAGGTGTAGCCGACAAGCTCAAGGGCGAAACACCAAAAGACAAATCGAACAATAACGACCTGGATACGACCGATTACGGAGATACGACGGTTCTATAAAAAGTAAAGGAACACAATGGCACGAACAGATGCATTAGATATGCTTAATAGCGCCGATGGCGCAGCCAAGCTGAAAGAAGCTTATGGATCGCTCATCCAGAACATTCAAAAACGAGCACTGTCAACACAACTTAAAGGACGCAACTTCGTTGGTGACGCAACGGCTGGTTCAGTAGAATACCAACGACTTGAGAACACAGCGTCTCAGGCTTACGGTACAGCCCGCGCAGCAGGAAACGGACAAGCAGTTGTCGCTGACCCTGTAGTAGTTAACCTGGACACTGATAAAGAAATCATCAGCGAAATAGAAAACAAAGACGCTAGACTAGGCACAGTAGCCAATCTAGTATCTGTAAAAACAGCTCAGAACGAAGGTTCGATTACACGCGAACTTGATAACGCGTTCTTCTCCGCTGTAGAGGCAGTCTCAGGCGCAGAGGTAACTCTGACCGCAACCGAAGACGACCTTGAAGGCTCATTTGAAGAGTTTGTACAAGGCATGGAAACTCTCAGCAACGACTTCGTAAACGGAGTTGACCGAGAACTTATGTCAGTAACACTTAAGCCAGCAGTTTATGGTGCGTTGCGAACTAAGTTCGACACCATCATCGGACAAGGTGGCGAAGAGTTTGTTGCTTACCACGGCGTAAAAGTCTTTAGCAACACTCGTCAGACCAAAGACATGATTCTGGTAGTTGAAGGTTCAGTGGCTCAACCTGCTGTCATCAACAAGTACCAGCCGAACCGCATCGACCTAAGTGATGCAGCCGCAATCTGTCTATTCTTCTACTACGGCACTAAAGTTGTCGCAGAAGACCTAGTCGCCTGGGCAGACCTAACAGCAGCAGTCTAATAGGAGCTAGAACATGACTGAAGACCAAAAGACCACCGTTATAGGCTACGTCACCACTCTCAATAGCGATATTGCCGAGGGCGACGTGTTAGACCTGGTTGTCGATACGGTTGATGATCGTGTCCAGCTCTACTTGAATGACATCACAATAGCCGACTCGTTGCTGCGAGTTATAGCTCAAGTCGTGGTTAGCGTTTACAAGCGCACCGAGTCGAGTGCTGCAAGTGACGACAGGAGCATATCGTCTGTGACCGACAACGGCCAGACGGTTAGCTACCATCAGAAACCAAAGCAGTATTTGACCTCGACCACAGACGACCAGCTTTTCACAGGCTTCGAGCGGCTACTTGCACCGTACCGCAGGGTACACGTCATTAAGAGCACGGGGGCATAATGTTACTACCAGATGACTTCAACCGAATTGTCGCAGATACGTTCTACGACAAAGACGTTTACATTCTGGAAAAGCAGACAACCTCCGATGATGGCTGGATTGAGGAAACTGGAACTGTTCAGAGCAGCTTCAAGGCCAACGTCCAGTTCAGCGACTTAGGCACAGTTCAATCTGAGCTTGGTCTAAGCGAACAGGTCGATGTGAGCGTGACTTGCGCTACCAGCGTAGGTCTATCACTAGATGACCTGTTCAAACACGATAGCGTTACCTATAAGGCCAGCGCTGTCGTACCCTATGACTCGCACCTGCAGATTGTGGGCAGCAAATGGCAGTAACTATAAAGGGACTGTCAGGACTTCAGGCCAAGCTGAACAAGCTTGACCCGAAGACTCGAGCCGCAGCAGCAATCGGGGTTAAAAAGGGCGCCCTCTTAGTCGAGCGCGCAGCCAAAGGCATAACCCCAGTTGATACCGGCGCACTCCGAGACTCGATGCACATTAACGGCAAATCGACACCAAACGGTGCGCAAGCCAGTGTTTCGACCAACCTCGAGTACGCACCCTATGTAGAGTTTGGCACCAGTCGCCAACAGGCGCAGCCCTACCTACACCCGGCACTGCAAAAAAACAGGCGAGCAGTTAAAAACATAGTAAGAGACGAAATACGTAGAGCGATTTGATGTACCTACCGAAAACAGCCGTCTACACCGCCCTCAATACGATACCTAACGTAGAAGTGTTGCAGGGTTCGCAGAAGACGATAGTTGAAGTACCAGCCATCACGTTCTTTGTCAGCGACAACAACGCCGAGTTAGATCTTGGCAACGAAATCGCCAGCCAAAACGTACAAGTTACCGTAGACATCTGGGCTGAGAATAGCTCGGCTGCAGACAGCTTACTATCACAGGCTGAAACAAAAATGAGAGGGCTAGGTTACCGTCTGTCATACATGGCCGACATCCCCGACCCCGAGAACATCTGTCATGTCACCACCCGATATGACGGCATACAAACCACTAATTAAAGGAGAATATCATGGCAGGAACACGAACCATGAAAACAACGCTTACTCTTACAGGAGTTGGCTCAGAAGCCGACCTAGAGATAGGCAATATCGTCAGCATTGGCGATCAGAGCACCGAGACAGACGAGCTTGAAACAACAACCCTCGACAGCCCAAACGGCTACAGAGAGTTCGAGCAAGGGCTTAAAGACGCAGGTAGCTTAGAGTTTGAAGTGAACAACGTCTATAACGGAGACGCAGCAACGCTACGGTCAATCTTTGACGCAAGCGAGAAGCGTGACTGGACTGTCGCATGGCCAGACAGTGACGGCGTAACTGCTGCTTCACTAGACTTCAATGCATTCATCATGAATGTAACCCACGGCGAAGCGAGCATAGACGGCATTGCCAAATTGATGCTGACACTACGCATCTCAGGCGCACCGACTTACGCAGAAGTCTAAACCCCAGGGGCGGTTTAAAGCCCCACCAATAACAACGTGACGACGGAAAACGGAGGCTTAAATGCCACAACTCAACTACAAAGCAATGAACATCGCTCGAGCCGAGCGAGAGCACAACGCTAACTTCTTTACTACGCTGCAATCGCTTGGAGAGGGAACGCCCAGCATCAATGACCTATTGTTTGTGCTACAGGCTGGCGGTCTAACTGAAGACGAAGCCGGTGACCTAATAGACGACAAGGGCATGACTGTAGCCATCACAAACTCAGTGGAGGCACTGACAGACGCAGGTTTTTTAGGAAACAGCGCAGAGGCGCAGGAGGCGAAGCAGGCAGCCAAACAGATAGTGACCAAAGCTTCAGACAATACTGGACAGAGCAAGAAACCCTCAGTTTCCAAATCGGCATCCACCTCAAACAGCACTGGCAACTCAACCCGGCCCAGCTCCAACGAGCCATCAGCGGCCACAGCGACCGAGTAGAAGCCGAAGCCAAACAGCAAGACCAACTGAACCACATACTCGGTCAATACATCGCAATCGCCCACCATCAACCGAATAAATACCCAGACAGACCGAGATTGCAAGAAGACAAGAAAGCAAACTCAACGCCCGAAACATTCCAACAGACGGCCAAGCGCCGCTGGGGAAAGAAAGGATAAATTATCGCCGCCACGACCATAGATGAACTACAAGTACTGATCTCAGCCGAGACTGCTGGGTT